TCTTGCCGACCGATGGGCCGGTGAAAATGCGCAACGACGACACGGCGCCGAATCTCCCCGAAGATAAAAACGCGAATTTCCTCGAGCAGACGATGAACCATTATCTGACTGCGGTCGCGAGCGAGTATTACCCGGACACGGATCGCATGCTGTTCATGGCTGGATTCGGCGGCGATGGGTTCAAAAAGGTATACGAGTGCCCGCTACGCTCACGCCCCGTCTCGGAATCCGTCGATGCTGATGACTTGATCGTGAATCAGTCGGCGACTGACCTTGCGAACGCATCGCGCCTTACGCACCGGATCATGATGAAGCCCTCGACGGTGAAGCGCCTGCAGATCATGGGCGTCTACCGCGATGTGCCATTGAGTGATCCGGTGGCGCCTGACCCGGATGCGTTCCAGCAGGAGAAGCAAGCGCAGCAGGGGCTTAAACCGGAACCGTTGCGCCTTCCGCGCGACCAGGATCGGGAAATCTACGAGTGCTATTGCGAGTTGAACCTAGGTGGCTTCGAGCATAAATCGAAAGGCAAACCGACGGGGCTGCAAATTCCCTACGTCGTGACCATCGACAAGTCCAGCCGTCAGGCATTGTCTGTTGTGCGCAATTTCGATCAGGAGACCGAGGCACTCCCGGTCGCGAAGAAGCGTTTCGTGCAGTTCCCATTCGTGCCGGGCCTAGGCTTCTACAGCATTGGGCTGCTGCACATCCTGGGCAATACCACGAACGCCGTGACCGCGGCGTGGCGCCTGATGCTCGATAACGGCATGTTCGCGAATTTCCCGGGTTTTATTGTGTCAAAATCAGGCACTCGCCAGAACACCAACGTGATGCGCGTCTCCCCGGGCTCTGGATTTCAGATGGACACGCAAGGCGGCTCGATTCGCGATGCCGCGATGCCGCTCCCCTACAACACGGCACAAATGCCGCCGCTCATGTCCCTGGTCGACAACATGGCCGAGACCGGCCGGCGCATTGGTGGGACCGCCGAAGTGCAGGTAGGCGAAGGTCGAGCAGACGTGCCCGTCGGCACGGTCATGGCGATGATCGATCAGGCGATCAAGGTCATGAATGCCGTGCACAAGCGCATGCATGCCGCGCAAGCTGAGGAATTCCAGCTCCTGAAACAGGTGATCCGCGACAACGTGGACGAATTCTTGGCCGCGATGGGACGTGACTGCACCAACCGGGCGCCCCCGCTCAACAAAGAGACGTTCTTGGCGGCTCTGGCGAACTGCAATCTCGTACCTCAGGCCGACCCGAATACCTCATCCAGTGGCCAGCGGCTGATGAAAGTCATGGGCCTGAAGCAATTGCAGGCCGCGAGTCCGAATCTGTACGATCCTATTAAGGTCGATACGGCCGCGCTCGGCGCCATGGGCTGGCCGAACCCGGATGAGTTCTTCGTCCCCGCCTCCGCACGCGCCGTGCCGCCTCCGCAGTTACAGCAGTTGCAGGAGCAGATGAAGAACGACGCGGCTGCGGCCCAAGCAAAAATCACCGAGGCAAATGCGCGTGCAGACGAGGCGACCGCGAAACTGAAAGACGTGCAGGCGAAGATCGATGGCGTCGGCCATTACGCACCGAAAACCGAAGCCCCGGTCGCAGGCGTCGCTCCGACACCTGAGCCACAGGAATCGGTACTCGATATCGCCAAGGCTCAAGCGACGGTGAAGGATGCGAACACGCGCGAGCGCGAAGTCGCGCTGAAAGAAACCGAGTCTCGAATGGAGCAGCAAAACCGAGAGCGCGACGATGCGGCGAAGCTACAGGATGCCGCTCTGGACGTCGCCAAAGAGGTCATCATGGAGCCGAAGGATGCCGCCGGTGCGGGTACCAAGGCCGTGAAGATCATCAAGCAGGTTGACGCAGGGCTAAAACCGGACTAGATTCCGATGCGTGCACCACTCCACGGACACCTAAGTGAGCGCTGAGCTGGCGAAACGCGCCCGCACCGCCTCGCGCGATAAGGCGCGCAGCATGGTCGGCGCGGACCCTTCGACTCCGAAGGATGCCTCCGGCTACCGGCCCCCAGATCCCTTGAACGCGAACATCCAGACCGGGCTGCGGCCGATTATCACGCGCCGCAAGCGCCGTTCGGGGGGCAAAGTCGCAGGCTCACCGGCCGCGCTACGCGCTGATCGCAAGCCGCGAGCCGCTGGCGGGATGACTGCCTCCGAATTCATCAACCGCGACGTGCGCGCGGCGAACGAGGATCGCGAAGGGATCAAACATGACGGCGGATTCGCCCGCGGCGGTGTGGCAACCGACGGTCGTGCACGCGCACGCAAGTTCATGGGTGGCCCGATGCAAGGCGCGGCGTCCCCGTACATGACTCCGCAGGGCGCCGGTGCGCAACAGGGCGCATCCCCGGTCGCAATTCGACCCGGAATGTCGCCAATGATGCGCAAGAAGGGCGGAAAAGTGCACGCTGACGCGGCTCAGGACCGCGAATTGGTCCACAAAATGGGCTGCAAGTGCGGAAAATGCTCCGGAGGGCGCATTGGGCGCGCTTCGGGCGGCAAAAACTGGATCGCAGGTGCTGTGAAGCGCCCTGGCGCGCTCCATAAGGAGCTCGGCGTCGCTCCCGACAAGAAAATTCCGGCGAAAAAGCTCAATATGGCGGCGAAGAAGGGCGGCAAAGAGGGAGAACGCGCGCGGCTCGCGAAGACGCTCAAGGGGTTGCCCCACAAATCCACCGGCGGTGAGGCTGGAGCGAACCGAGCGCATTCGGCGGATGGCATCATTCGCCCCACGCGCGCCAAAGGTGGCCGCGCATCGGGTAAAACGAACATCAATATCATTGTCGCGCCCGCGAAACCCGCAATGGCGCCTCCGATGGGTGCTCCAATGCCTCCGGGTGGCCCGATGGGACTGCGTCAGGCGCCCCCGCCCCCTCCCGCGATGCCGCCACAGGGCATCGCGCCGGGGCCACCGGCCGGAATGCCGCCGGGGGCAATGATGGGACGCAAATCCGGCGGTCGCGCGTATCCGATCAAGGACGGCGCAGGCGGTGGGAAGGGCAGACTCGAGAAAATTCGCGCCTACGGGTGAGATAACACCCGCGGATGAGTTCCCAATTTGAATCCGAGCTAGAGAAGCACATCCGCGAGGAAATCGAGGTAGCAAAAGAGCACTTCGCCGCCGGTCTGATGAAACGCAATGTCTATCACCAAACCGTCGGCAAGATTCGCGCGCTGCGCTCAGTGCTTGATTCCTTCACCGAAATTCGAAAGAAAATAAACGAGGCTTAAGTAATGCCCGCTGCCCTGATGATGCACGAGGTCGACCCGCGCCAAGCGTTACTCGACAAGATAGGGGACCTGGACTGGTTCGATATCGCGAACAACGATGTGCTGGTGGCGACGTACAAGCGTCCTGATCGCACCGCCAGCGGGTTTTACCTACCGGAGTCAAACCTCCGCGAGGACATTCACCAGGGAAAGGCATCACTCGTACTTAAGATCGGCAAATCGTGCGACTTTCCGACGATTGATATCAAGCCCCACGATTGGGTCATGATCCGGCCCTCCGATGGTTGGCATATCCAGCTTACCCATGGCAAAGACCCGATCGATTGCCGGTTGATTTGCGATAAATTCATTCGCGCCCGGGTCACTGATCCGGACAGGATATGGTGATTTAATGGAAACTAAAGTCCCCGCTGATCCGACACCCGACGATGCGGTCCGAGTACCGCTCGATCCGCCACTTCCCCCCGTCACCGTCAATCTCGACGATGAGAAGGGCAAAGACAAGGGGGGCGCCACAGCGCCGAAAATCCTCGAGCCGGACGAGGGCATTGCGAAACTGCAAGCGCAGCTCAAAGCCGAAGAACAAGGCAAGCGCGATGCGCAACGCCGCGCCGCCGCCGCGGAGCAAGACGCTGCGAACGCGCGCACCGCCGAGGCCGCAGCGCTCACCGAGACTGCGGAAAACCGCATCCATGTAGTGACGACAGCTATTGCAAACATCACGCAGACACTGGATACGCAGCAAGCGGCATACGAATCTGCGCTCGCCACCGGAGATCATGCGACGGTTGCGAAACTCAACCGCGACATGGCAATCAATGCGGCGAAGCTGGCAAATCTCGAAGACGGCAAGAAACGCCTTGAGGCTGCACCGAAGGTCCAGGCACGCCAGGCACCGACGCGTCAAGCACCGGCCGACCCGGTCGAAGCGTTCATCGCGACGCTGGATCCAGCGTCCACACGTTCGCACGAGTGGATTCGTGCGCACCCTGAACTTGTGGCGAATCCGAAGAGACTCACCGGGGCTCACGAGATCGCGGTCGCGGACGGCTTTCGTCCGAACACGGATGAATATTTTCGCTCGATCGAGCAGACGCTGCGCATTACACCGGTCGGGGATCCAGATCCGAACGATGGCGATCCGGATCCAGCACCGGCGCGCCGCTCCCCGCAGGCAGCTCCCGTGTCTCGCTCAACGAATGGCACGACGAACCGGCCGCGCACCGTGACGCTCTCGGCCGAGGAACGCAGCGTCGCGCATTTCTCATTCCCTGATCTGACGCCAGCCGAAGCGGAACGCGAATACGCACTCGGCAAACTTGAAATTCAACGCGGGAAACCGAACTGATCGGAATCAAAGCTATGAACAACACGCTCACACTGAAAGACAAATCCCCCGACGGCGACGCGCAGGGCGTGGCGCAGGGCCTTTCCCCCGCCGAACGCGCAGCCAAGCGCGCTGCGGAACTGCGTGAGCACTGGGGTGCAGATTTCTCCGCTAATTCGGATCGGTTCTGGTTCGATCCTAAAATCGTGCCCGACGGCTGGGCGTACGAGTATCGCATGCTGACCGTGCTGGGTAAGGAAGACCCCTCCTATCAGGTCGAACTTGCGCACGCCGGATGGGAACCTGTCCCGGCCTCGCGCCATCCGGAGCTGATGCCCAAGGGCTACACCGGCCAGACGATCATCAAAGACGGCATGCAACTGATGGAACGGCCGGCGGTGATCGTTGAGGCCGCGAAAACGCGCGACTACAAGACTGCAACCCAACAGGTAAGGGACAAAGAGGCGCAGCTTTCTGGGACTACCGCGCCGGGGCAGTTCGAACGCAAGAAAGCGGATGGCTCGCCGTTCGTGTCGATCAACAAAACCACCGTGCCGATTGCGGTGCCGAAGTAGAACCACGGAGAGGAGATTCTGACGACGCCGAAACGCATCAGCGGGCGCTGGCCCGCTAGCGACGCTTGACTTGCCGAAAACTCTGTGAGAGGCTCGCCTACGACTTGAACTGCCCGGTGCAGTTTTTGATGCAGATTTAGGTTCCTCCCGCCTCCGGTAGTGCGCGATGAACTCCGTGATAGGAGTGCATACGCGTGGCGACCAACACCGCAAGTCCCTTCGGCTTCCAAGAGCGAGCCGGCATAGGCTCAGCCAAGACCTACGAACAGGTCGAAGGCACGATCGACTACAACACCGCGAACATCTTCCGCGGCGATCCGGTATTTCGCCTCACCGCCGATGGCACACTCGCCGGTATCACCACGGGCCCGGGCCCTGGCACCACACCGATCGCAGGTATCTTCCAGGGCTGTCACTATACTTCCATAGCCTTCGGGCGCACGGTGTGGAACAATTTCTGGCCCGGCTCCGATGTCGCCAGCACCAACACGGTCACCGGCTACATCATCAACGATCCGAACGCGGAGTTTCTCGCCCAGGTCGGCGGTTCCACCTCAGTCGGCCTTGTG